CATGCAGCAGACCGACATCACGCCGCACATTCATAGCCACGCCGAGCTTGAAGGCGCGCTACAAGCCAAGGCGCAACCTATGAATGGGAATGGAGCGGCAGGACCAGTTGGGATGCCTCAGCCGCCTTCCGAAGCTGCTTTGCCCGCATGATCAGAGTGGCGCTTGTTTTGGCTCGTGTTTCTGCTGACGGTCTGTATCCCGGGTGGGTGTTTTTGCCCTTTCGAAAGGCGCTCATTTTTGCCTTGGCTTCAGCGGTATGCGTCGTTCCCAATCTGGCCGCTCTCATTTTAGCCAGGGCTTCCGGCGTGTGTTTGCGACCGAGCATGGTCTTCTGGCCTAAACGCTTTTGGGCGGCGCTCATGTTTGCTCGTGCTTCGGTTGATCTGGTCTGTCCGAGAGTGGACTTGTTGCCTTTGTTCGCCGCACCGATCTTCGCGCGCGTCTCAGGAGATAGCTTGTGCCCCTTCAGGGCTGCGCTGACGTTGGCGTTCCATTCCGGCGGTCGGGTGCGGCCTCTATGAGCGGCAGCGATCTTCGCGCGGTGTTCAGGGGTTGTGACGAACCCTTCGTATCTGGGTGCCTTACAGCCCTTCCGTGTCGCGCTCATTCTGGCCCTGGCTTCAGCGGAGAACCTGTAACCAAGTTGGCTCCCGGCTACGGGACTGACGTTGTATCCAGCGCTGGTCGTGTTTGCCCGCAACTCGTTCATCCAATGTTGCTCACGCGCGAGCAAATCGCTTTTGATGATAACGGTTTCAACTATCGCGAAGGCGAAGGCTGGTTCTCCATCCCTGGCCCAGGCGCGTTGCAGCCGGGTGTTGTGGTGCTGGCCTTTGTTAAGGAGGTGTCGGTGGTTCCTCCATCGCCTCACGGGATCAACGGCGGACCCTACATAAACGCGGCCGGAAATGATGTGTGTGATTGTGTAAATGACTGAAGTATTCATTCCGCATAGTGGCGTAAAACGCACGCGAAGACAACTGGTCATTGGCATGGTTCAGACCCAATGACCGGCACCGGCACCGAACTGCTCACCGAACTGGTCGACGAGCGCACCCGGCTGCTGGCTGAGATTGAGCGGCTGCGCGGCCGCGTGCTCGACCTCGAGGCCAAGGTCGCGATCCTGTGCGGCTCGCTGGCGAAACGGGCCGTCATGCCGGAGGACGACCAGCCCGCCGTCATCCACCACGACGTTGAACCCAACGCGCCAAGGTAACCGAGTAACTTGCAATGAGCGAAACCAACACCGACCCGGTCATTCCCGATCCCGGAGGCGCGCCGCAACCCGCCGTTCCCGATCCCCCGCCGCCAGAGTCCACACCGGACACGCCAGACGCCCCGGCGGAGCAGACCGAGGAGGAGGGTGAGCGTCGCGAGAGTAGGGGCGATCGGCGCTTCGCTGAACTGACGGCACGACTAAGCGCCGCCGAGCGGCGCGACGCCGAGCGAGAGAGGGAACTGGAGTTCTACCGCCGGCAACTCTCACAACAGGCACCACAAGACGATACGCCGGAGCAGGCTGCGCAGCGTCTGCGAATGGAGGTCAGGGCCGAGGTCGAGGCCGAGATCAAACAGCGCAACTTCCATGCTCAAGGTCAGGCTGAGTATGCCGATTGGGAGCAACGAACTGATCGGCTGATAAAAATGGGCGCTGATCCCGCGTTTGCTCAACTGCTGCTCGATATGCCGGTCGGCGAGGCGGTCAAGATTACTGGCGCGCTGGCGGAAGACCCCGACGCCGTGGAGCGGATCGCCAGACTTCAGACCGCCCAAGGCCGCGCCTTGGCGTTGGGTAAGTTCGCCGCGACGATCGAGGAGGCGACACACGATCGATCCCGGCCGAACGGCGTCAACGGAGCGGCGGCGGTTCCAGTCGTGACCAGGGCGCCGGCCCCGGTGCGTCCGGTGACGGGCAGGGCCAGTCCACAGTTCAACGAATATACGGCGACGGCGCAGCAGTTGGCCGATTTCTACATGCGCCAGAACCTCGAAAAACAGACTCGCCGCTAACGTCCAACCGAAACCGCCGCGCCCGGTATATGGCGTTGCATCGTGCCCACCCCTGCCGCGCCCAGGTAATGGCGTTGCGTCGTGCCGATCCGTTTGTGATTGCGTCTACCCCTTTCGTCACAGCGGGCAATCGAGGCTTCAAGAACCGTTACGCGGTGAGAAGCCCTTTTCCCGTTTACTTCGTGATGAAAGGGCGCAGACATGCCCGCGACAAATACCCTCCTCACCATCAATATGATCACGGCGAAAGCCCTTGCGATACTGCACCAAAAATGCAACTTCATAGGCAGCATCAACAGGCAATACGACGACAGCTTCGCGCAGAGCGGCGCCAAGATCGGCAGCACGCTCCGCATCCGCCTGCCGGTGCAATATACCGTCAGCACCACGCCCGCGCTGTCGTTGCAGAACACGGTTGAGACCCAGATCAGCCTGCCGATCACCAATCAGTATCACGTGGACTTCAGCTTCTCCTCCGCCGAACTCACGCTGTCGATCGATGACTTCACGGCTCGCTACATCGAGCCCGCTATCGCGGTTCTCGCGGCGCAGATCGAGGCGGCGGTTATCGGCATGATGTGGCCGACCGTCTGGAACCAGACCGGCACGCCAGGGGTCGCGCAGACGTTCAAGGACGTTCTGGTCGCCCGCAAGATGCTGCTCGACAACCTGACGCCGCAAAGCAAGCAGTGGCAACTTCGTATCAATACCCAAACGAACGTCGATCTTGTCGACTCGCTTAAGGGCTTGTTCCAACAGAGCACCCAGATTGCCCGCCAATACACCGATGGCGTCATGGGCCTCGCCGGCGGCTTCGAGTGGGCCGAGAACACCCACCTCACGACCCAGACGCGCGGCGCGGAGAGCGCGACCTACACCACGGCCATCGTCCTCAACCAGAACACTGGCGCCACCCTCGCGGTCATCACCGGAACCGGCGCGGGCAACGCCGGGGATGTGTTCACCATCGCCGGTGTGTTCCGTGTCCACCCTGAAACCAAGGCCAACAGCGGCGTGCTTCAGCAGTTCGTGCTGACGGGGGCCTACGCGGGCGGCGGTGGCAACATGGCAATCGCGCCGGCCATCAACGCCGTGGTTGGCAGCCCGCAGCAGAATGTCGCCATCCCCGTGGCGAACGCGACGGCGGGGTTGACGTTCATGGGGACGGCGAGCACCGCGACCGGGTTGAGCCTCGCTTACTCACCAGACGCTTTTACCTTCGCCACAGCCGATCTTGTCATGCCCGGAGGCGTGGACATGGCGTCACGTGTCGTAAAAGATGGAATTAGTATGAGAGCGGTACGCCAGTATAGTATTTCAGACGACACCATGCCGATCCGCCTGGATGTTTTGTGGGGAGCGGTTGCATTGCGGCCCCAACTCGCGGTCCGCCTCGCAGCGAATTAGAGCATATGTTTGCTGTTTGCTACGAGAGTAGTTATCATACCCCCGCCTTGAACAGGAGGGGGTATGATATGATTTGCACGATCGATGGATGCGCCGGAACAGCGCGAGGGCACGGCTATTGCTCGCGGCACTACACGCAGTGGCGGCGACACGGTGATCCGTTGCTGATGAAGCGGCGCTACCATAAGGACATGCCGGCGGAAGAGCGGTTCAAAGCCTATGTTGAGAAGGGGGTTGGGCCGAAGGCTTGCTGGGAATGGACGGGAGGTAAAATCAATACCGGATACGGGATGTTTCACCCCCTGCCCAAGCAGTCGATACTCGCGCACCGCTATTCCTATGAACAGCATCGAGGGCCAATTCCGGAAGGCCAATTCGTGCTGCACCATTGCGACAACAGATCATGCGTCAATCCTCGACATTTGTTCTGTGGCACCCAGCAAGCGAATGTCGATGATATGATCAACAAAGGTCGCGATAATAAGCGAGGCCTACCAGGATCAGAAAACCACCGTGCGTTAATCACCGAGGCAATCGTGCGAGAGATTCGCGCATCGCCAACGACCGCCAAGATCCTCGCGAAACGATATGGTGTGTCGGCGGCTCAGATTTACGCCATCAGGCAGCGTCGTGCCTGGACCCACATCGAGTAAGGAGCCTCACCAATGGCATACGATCGCGGCCCGCAACTGTTCGATCCAACGGGGATCGCCAGTTTCCAGAACAACATCACGGCGACGGCGGGAGGCACGCGGGCCGCCGCGCGTCCTCTCGTGGCGGCGTTCAACCGTATCAGCGTGTGTGCGACCGCCGCCGATAGCGTCTCCTTACCGCCTGCTACCGGCGGGCAGGAGGTGACGATCATCAACTCGGGGGCGGCGGCCACCCAGGTGTTCGCCGCACCTGGGACAGCCGACACCATCAACAACGTGGCGGCGGCCACTGGCATCAGCCTCGCGGCAGCCGGTAAAGCCCAGTTCGTCAGTCCCGATGTGGGCGTGTGGTTCTCTATTCTGTCCGCGTGAGTTCTCTGTTGGGCGTTATGTCATTCCGAGCGCGAGGAAACTGACATGCGGCGTTGCAGTATGTGGCCCCGAGTACGGCATCAGCAGAGATCGGGGCAACCTCTACGAGGTGAACTATGACAATAGCCAATGATATAATATTCTTGTCACTTCGTAACGGATCGATTAATGGCGTCGGCCAGACCCCGATGCCGGATGACGTCAACGACAGCTTCAAGATCCTGAACGCGATGATCAACGAGTGGAACCTGGAGCGTCTTGTCCAGGTCAATCGGGAGCCAGTCCCGACGTTCCCGGATCTGACAACGGATGTCCCGTATTGGGACAACTACGAACATGTCCTGCTCACGACCATGGCGGTGCGGCTGCGGCAAATCTATTCGCTGCCGCCCGTTCCGCTCGATGTGCAACTGGCCGTCTCCGCGCTGGCCGCGTTCAGCGCCATCAATCTGCAAAAGACGCCGGCGCCATCGATCGCGGCGGATGACGGCACTGGCTACGGCATCATCTTCCTCGCCCTGCGCGCGGCGGGGCGCGTGGCCGACAAACAGGGCGTGCTGGAGACCTCGCAGGACGTATCCGACGCGCACAGCCTGTTGAACGAGATGCTGGATGAATGGCAACGCATGCGGACGGTTCGCGTCATCCCCGGCATGCTGCCGACGTTCTCCAACCTCGGGGCCCCGGTGACGCTCGACCCCGGCGTTCGCAACGCCATCGTTCTCAACCTCGCGGTGCGGCTACGTGACGCGTTCGGCGCCGAGGTGCCGAAGCAATTGCTCGACCGGGCGGCGACCGCGCTGGAATTGATTCAGGCGATCAACCAGCAGCAGACCGCGCCGTTGCTTCCCGCGCTCGTGGAGACGGTCGAGCAGGCCATCTTCATGGCGCTGCGGATGGCGGGGCGTATCAATGACAACCAGAGCGTGGCGAACAGCAGTAAGGACGTCTACGACGCCTTCGGCATGCTGGTCATGATGCTGGGCCAGTGGCAACGCAAACGCTGGCTGATCTGGAACGAAGTGGAGACCAGCGTCGTCTCCACGGGCGCCAACTTCTACACCATCGGCCGGGGCCTCGATTTCAACGTCGCGCGGCCGGACAAGATACACGCGGCGTGGGTGACGATCGGACCCGGTTCGTTCGGGGACGGCGGCGCGGTGCTGTCGGAGGTGCTCCCGTTCCCCCTCGGGGCTTCCGGCACGCCGCGCACGCCGAACATGGTCGATATCCCGCTGTCGATCATCGAGGCGAAAGAAGACTGGTCGCGGATCACGATCAAGGATTTGAAGTCCATTCCCTCGGCGGTGTTCTACGACAGCGGGTGGCCTCAGGCGCGGGTGTATTTTTATCCGGTGGCGCCGGCGGGCCTCTATGAGATGCACCTGCTGACCAAGGCTTCGCTGCCGGATTACGACCGGCTGGACAACACGCTCGATACGCCGCCGGAATATACCGACGCCATCGTCTCCAATCTGGCGTGTCGGATCGTCATAGCATCGGGCGGCCAGATCAGTCCGTTCCTCGCCGGGCAGGCCAGGGCGGCGCTGGAGACGATACGGCAGGCCAACAGCCAGATACCCCTCCTCGGCATGCCAGCCGCCCTCACGCATCACCGGGGCGACGTAAGCTCGTGGTCTGGCAGCGGGCTCAATCAGGCGTGGATCACGGGCGGCGGCTCGGTGCTGAGTTAACGGAGGACATGACATGAGCCGGAGACCCATGGCTACATTGGCGAGCATCCCGCCGCTGATCGGCACCCCGACCAGCAGCCCATCGGGCTATCCGTGGGTCGATGGGGACGTACTCTATGCGGCCGATCTCAACGCGGCGTTCGTGCCCGCTGGCGGCGGGACGATCCTGGGTGATCTCAATGTCTCGGGGCATCTCGCCGTCGGCGGCAACATCGATGCGACGGGGAACATCACGGGTGCGACCGTAAAGGCGACGAACGCTGTCCAGGTCGGCGACGGCGCGCTTCAGATGTATGAACTGGGCACCACCAACCGCGTCTTCGCATTCTCCGACCAATGGCTATGGAACTGGGAAAACGCGACGGGGAACCTGACCTGGGACGCGTCCGGTTCGGGGGCCTTCATTACGTTGAAGGCTGACTCGCCCGCGCCAAACTATCGTGGCGTCAACTGGCTTGGCCCGTGGCAGGGCAACGGTGCGTATATCGCGACCTCCGACGAGCGGATGAAGAGCGACATCGAGGATGCCACGGTGGGCCTCGTGGAGGTTCTGGGCATCACGCCAATCCGATTTCGCCGAAACGGGGCGGGGCAGCGCATCGAGGTCGGCTTCTCGGCGCAACAAGTGGCGTCGGTGCTGCCCGAGGCTGTGGTCGAACTGGGTCGTGACGACATGCTCGGCGTCACTTCCGACACGATCGTCGCGGCCTTGGTGAATGCCGTGAAGGCACTGACCGCGCGGATCGCGGTGCTGGAGGGCGAGCCCCTGAAAGCGGCGACCGAGGCGTGACCAGGGTCGCGCTCACGGGCGGGGCGTATATGGCGCGTAGCGTGGTCGCGGCGGCGCAGACCTGTCGGAACCTTTACGTGGAACCTCTCCCCCAGGCACAGGGCGAGCCGATGCCGGCGAGCCATTACCCCACGCCGGGCAGCAGGGTGCTCAACACGATCGGCACCGGCCCCATCCGGGGTATCCGGCAGGCCGCCACGGGGAGTATCTACTGCGTCAGCGGCTCGGGTGTTTACCTCGTAGACCCCGTGACATGGGCGGGCACGCATCTCGGCGACATCACCGTGGGGCTGACGACGCCGGTCTCGATGGTCGATAACGGCCTCGATATGGTCATCGTCGATGGGTCAGCGAACGGCTGGAAAATCACGCTGGCCGACAATACCTTCGGCCCCATCGTCCAGAGCGGCACGCTCAGTCCCGTCACCGCCATCACCGGCACCGATCCGATCGTGCGCGACAATGCCCGTTATACGCCGTTCGTGCCCACCTCCAGCGGCCGGGTCACCCGCATTACCGTTTCGCTCGGCGCCGGGTTCGCCGGCCACATGAAGTGCGCGATCTTCTCGGCTGGTCTGGGTGAGGTGCTTGGATCGGCGGTTCCCGAGACCAGCCCGGTGACGGGCGTCAACACGTTCCTGTTCACCGGCACCGATAGCACGCCGCCTTCGATCGCCGTGGACAAGGGAAGCGAATACTGGATCGGATTTTGCTGCGATCAGAGCGCGGGCGCCTGGAACCGGGGCAGCACGACGCCGGGAGCCACCTCCAACACGAGTTATGCCAGCTTCCCCGTCGCGTCTCCCAATCCCACGCCAGCCAGCCCCTTAATTTGCACCATTCTGATCCAGACCGACCCCGGCGGAGTGTTCGTCGGCGCGGACAGGGTTGACTACCTCGATACGTTCCTGTTGTTCAACAAACCGAACACGCCGCAATTTTACTCCTCCGACAGTCTGGCGGTGTCGTTCGATCCGCTGTGGTTCGCGAACAAGGAAAGTTACAGCGACCTGTTGCGGACTTTGGTGGTGGCGAAGCGGGACATCTGGTTGCTGGGTGATCGCACGACCGAGATATTCGCCAACGTCGGCGCGGCGGACTTTCCGTTCCAGAGCCAGCCGGAGGTGTTCATCGATCACGGGATCGTCGCCAAATACTCAGCCGCCAACTATGACAACGGGGTGTACTGGCTCTCACGCGACCGGCAGGGCCAGGGTATCGTCATTCAGGGCAGTGGGTATCAGACCAAACGCGTGTCCACCTATGCCATCGAGGCGGAGATCGCGGGTTATGCGCGCATCGATGATGCGATCGGATTCACGTATCAGATCGCGGGGCATGCGTTCTACGTGTTGGTGTTCCCAACAGCCGACAAGACGTGGTCGTATGACATCACGACCGAACATTGGCACGAGTGGTCGTGGCTCGACATCAATGGTGTGGAACACCGGCATCGGGCGAATTGCTACTGGTCGTGCAATGGAACACCGGTTATCGGTGACTGGCAGAATGGCAACCTGTATGCATTGGATCTGGCCGTGTTCACCGATTTCGGCGGGCCGATCAAGCGGACGAGGTCGTTCCCACATATGGTCGCGGATGGGGACAGACTTTTCTTTCGAGAGTTCGTGGCGGACTTTGAGACGGGCACGTCACCCAATCCCGGTGTGATGCCTGGACCGGCCAACCTGATTTCGCTGCGTTGGTCCAACGATCGCGGGCACACGTTCGGCAATCCGGTCACCCAGTCGATCGGGGAAACCGGCGAATACAAAACAGTTTTGCAATGGCAACGCCTCGGAATGAGCCGTGATCGCGTATGGATGCTACAATGGTCTGTTCCAATGCCTACTGTTCTCCAGGGATGTCGGGTTGACGCGATACGAGGTGATCAACCGCCGGCCGCGCAACAGCAACAACAGCAAGAGCAGCCCGCGTGACCATTCCCCCGATCGTCACGCCGCTGCTGCAATGGTCCGACGCGGACGGTGTTCCGTATGCCGGCGGCACGATAACCACTTACATCGTCGGCACCGGCACGCCCAAGCAGACCTGGACCGACCTGAATCAGACATCCCTTAACAGCAACCCGATCGTGCTCGACGCCGCCGGCCGCTCTCAGATGTTCGGAGACGGCGCCTACAGGCTCGTCTTGCATGACGCCGCCAACAACCTGATCGCCGATTTTCCGGCCACCAGCATCGTGTCGGCGGCCATGTATCCCATCGTGTCAGCGCCGACCGTCCCCGACGCCCTGAACCTGCTGGGCGTCAACGCGCTGATATCAGCCGAGGCGACGGCGCGCTCGAACGCCGACAGCACGGAGCAGGCGGCGCGGATCGCCGCCGACAACACGTTGACGACGAACCTCGCCACCACCAACAGCAACCTCGCCGCGACCAACGCCAACGTGGCCGCCGAGGTGACCAGGGCCACGAACGCCGAGACCAATCTGCAAACCCAGATCACGAGCCTGTCCACGCACGTAGCGACAACGGTCATGCAGGGCGGCTACGCTGCCACCGATCTGTCCGGTCATGTCCGGGTCACCTTCCCGTCACCGTGGCCAACCGGCCTCGTCTCGTTCGTGTGCTCCGTCTACGGCAACACCTTACCCGGCCCGGCCGACTTCACGTTGCAGGCCACGACCGACCCGCTGGGCGCCGATGTCTACGCGTTGCAGGCGGGACTGCCGGCCACGAGTGTGGTCGATTTCACCTGGTTGGCACTTGGAAATTAGGTTGTGATATCGAATCGAAACATGGCGCGGTTACGCCACGCCCGGCACGGAGGACCGTCTTCCGGGCCCGGAAGCTCGCCTCCGGGGACATCCACGGACGGCGACATCTTCTGCGCCCTGCCGCCGCCGGAGGCATTCGTCGATCCGACGGGCTCGCTGAGCGCCGCGTGGCTGGCGTGCATCGGGGCGCTCCATCGCCGCACCGGGGACGCGGTCGGGGTATCCAGCGCGGACAACGCGGCCCAGGTCGCGGCGGAGGAAGCGGCGCGCATCGCGGCCGATACGGCGCTCCAGGGGGGTCTGGACGCCGAGGCGGCCACACGGGCGGCGGATGATACCGCCGAGGCGAATGCCCGCACGGCGGCGGACACGGCGGAGACCAGCGCCCGTATCACGGCGGATGCGGCGGAGGTGAGTGCGCGCATCGCCGCCGACAACGCGCTGAACGCGGCGCTGTTGCCGAAACCGGGCGGCGGGGTGACGTGGACCTCGGGCGCGGCGGCGCCCACGAGCACGCAGCCGATCGGCTCGCTCTACTCGCGGACCTCGGGCGCGGTTGGTGCTACGCTGTACGTGAGCCGGGGGGCGGGGAGTTGGCTCCCGGTCGCGGGCGTATGAGAAACTTCCAACTGATCGCTCGGGATATCGATGTCGTGCCGCTGGTCATGGCGATCCAGGCGCGACCGATGCTATGGAACGCCCACGACTTCCGAACCACCTACACCGGCACGCCTCACCGAGACGTGGACGACATCCTGTTGCGGTTCTCCGCGCCGGAAAAGACGACGGACCCCGACCATCTGACCGATGTGCTGGAAGACACCGATCCGGTGTTCTACCCGGCATGGAGCGAACTGCCCCAGGTGCGCCCACTCGTGTTCGATCTGATGCGCCGCGTGGAGGCGGTGAGCCTGGGCCGTGTCATCATCACTCGTCTGCGGCCGGGGGCGCGCATAGCACCTCACGCCGATGTTGATGGCGAATATGTCGCGCGGGATGACGGCATGCGATTCCACGTCGTCATCGCCGGCCTGCCCGGCAGCCTATATCACTGCGGAAATGAAACGGTGCAGATGTTGACCGGAACCGCCTGGTGGTTTCAGCACCGCGAGGTCCATGCCGTGGAAAATAATTCGGTCGATGACCGCATCCATCTGTTGGTGGATGTCAGGACGTGATGACGGCGTCACCCGAACCGTGGCACCCGACCATCGATGAACTGATGCCGATGCTGCCCATGCACTGGGAGGAACTCGCGCTCGACAAGGACCGCGTACCGCTGGTGCCCCGGTGGGATGTTTACGACTCTCGTGACGCGGCCGGAGAGTTGTTGCTGGTCGTGTTGCGAGAGGATGGCAAAGCCGTTGGCTATTACTGGGGCTTCGTAGCGCCAGGATTGCACTACGCGACGTGTCTCACGGCACAGATGGACATCTTCTATGTGCATCCGGAACACAGGGATGGGCGCGGCGGCATGATCCTGTTTCAGGCGGTAGAACGTGAATTGCGCCGTCGCGGCGTTCAGCGTTGGTTCGTCGGCGCCAAGCTGCACCGGGACGCATCGCCGTTGTTCAAACGTCTCGGCTTCGTGCCGATCGAGATTTATCATTCAAAATGGCTAGGAACCTGACATGGTAGCAGCAGCCATCGCCGCCTCCGCCGTTGTTGGCGCGGGAGCCTCGCTTTACGGTTCCAGCACGGCGGCCGGCTCGGCGAAGAACGCCGCCGGTCTCCAGCAACAGCAATACCAACAGACGCGGGGCGATCTGTCGCCGTATTTTACGCCGGGGGTCGAAGCGTTCGGCAATGCCAACACGCTGGCGAAATCAGCCACGGGCGGCGGGCCGGACTACAACGCGCTGGCCGCCAATAACATCCCACTTCAGATGAATCAGGCCGATCTGGAGCAAACGCCCGGTTACCAGTTCGCCAGGGCGCAGGGCCTCAAGGCCACGCAGTCGGCCGCCGCGGCGCGCGGTCTGGGCGTGTCCGGGGCGGCGATGAAAGGGGCGGCGGAATACGCGACCGGACTGGCGAACAAGACCTACCTCGATCAGTTCAATGTCGCACAGCAACGATTCACCGATTATATCAATTTGAATACCATGCAGCAGGGCAATCTCGCCGCGCAGTTTGGCCGCTACAAGGACGTGGCCACGATCGGGGCGAACGCGGCGGCCGGTCTCGGCACGCAAGGCACGTCGGCGGCCTCCACGGCCGGGAACTACCTCAATCAGGCGGGCCTCGCGTCGGCGGCGGGGGCGCAGGGCGTCACCAGCGCACTGACGGGGGCCGCGAACAACTACCTCGCGTATGACACGTACAACCGGCGAACGGCGGCCACTCCGGCGGGGTTGACCGGGTATCCTGGCGCGAGCGGCCAGAATTACGGACCACAAACCACTGCGACAGGTTGATCCGCCATGGCCGATAGTGATCTGATCAACGCCCTCCAGACCTCCAACCGCTCGGCCTCGGTCTTGCAAGGCATCGCCAACCCGCCACAAATCAACCCTTTGGCGGCGATCACGGCGGGCAATCAGGCGGCGCAACAGGCATTCCAAACAGACCAGGCGCAGATGCAAACCGGCGCGATGCGCTCGGCGATGATCGCATCCCAGGCCATGACGGTCGCGCGAGACGGGTCCGACGCCAATCTGGCCGCCTCGTTCGCCAATCTGAGGGCGTCGGGCGCGTTCCCCCCGCAACTGGTCGATCAGGAATACGCGCGTTGGAAGGCCATGTCGGAGAAGGAACGTCAGGATAACGCGGTCAGGATCGGCATATTGCATCTCGACCAACTGCATCAGGTCATCGGCCAGACCACGTTGCAAACCTTTGGCGGAACGACGGCACCAGTGACAACATTCCAACCCACCGCGTCGTCACCGGGCGGCGCTGTCGTTGGCGGTGGTATCGCGCACACGGTAAGTCCGGAGACTTATTTCACCCCGCAGTCCGCCCCGATCCTGCTTGATGCAAATGATCAACCGACGAACGATCCATCCAAGGCAGTCAGGTCAGTACCTCGCGATGTTGCGCGCGGGCCGGCTATGGGGGCGCCGGCTCCTGGTAGCGTTAGCGGCCCGCAGTTCCCCCCGAAGCCACCCTTCATCCCGTCTGACGCGACCAGTGGGGCGCCCGGTCTGCCTCCTGGCGCCCCACCTCCGCCGCCGGGACAACGCCTGGTCGGGGGCAAATTCGTAACGCCTCCCGCCGTCACGCCTCCACCAGCGAATGCGGCCACGCCCTCACCAACACCGCCTCCCGCTTCCGCTGCTCCGGCGCAACCTCCAGCGGCCGCACCGTCCCCATCGTCAGCACCAGCCGGAGGCGGTGTCGTCACGGGGCTGCCGACAGGGACGGCACAGACGACTGAAGACTCACTGCGAAAGGATGTTGAAGCCCGTACGGTGGCGAATACCGCCATGGGGGATCAACAAAAGCGACTCATAGCCGGCCAGTCGGCACTGGACGCGCTCAAGCTGGCGGACACCGGACCTTCGACGGGATTCTTCGCGCGCGCATATGCTTTCCTGAAGGCTCAGGGCATCACAACTGTTGAGCGTGGGCAGCTTAGCGACACGGATTATCGCCAACTCCTGCAAAAGAACCTGTTGCGATTCGCGCAGGACAACGGATCCAAAGCCGGAACCGATCTTGGTCTGGAAACGAAGCTGCATTCAAATGCCAACGCCGACGAGATGCTGGCCGGGGCCAACCGCCATGTTCTTATTCAGGATATGGGCATTCTGAAACGGGATATTACTCAGACGCAGGAAATGCCGGAACCGTCCCCTACTGGCGCTGTCGTCAAGCATATCGGCAGCTTCCCGGCCAACACCGCGCCGGAAGCGTTTATGTGGAACCATTACACACAACCCGAGCGCGATGCGATTGAGAAGGAATACAAAGACAAGGGACAAACGGAGCGGCTGCACGACTCGCTGGCCCTGGCGGTGAAGCGTGGCGCCATTCCCGATCCGAGGAAGGCGGCTCCTCCTCCTCCGCCCGCCGCTGTTGTTCCACGGCCCGCACCTAATGCGTTGATGCCGCCGGCAGCGCCTCCCTGATGTCGAATATTGACGAAACCAGCACACTCGATCCCGATCAGACCGCTCCCGCGCCTCCGGCGCCCTCGGTCGGTGACGCCATCGCGGCCACGGCGGCGAAGTTGACCGGCGCCAACGGCGCGACGATCCGTCCGTTCCTGCAACAGACCGGACAGGATCTCGACTCTACCAAGATGAACTGGTGCGCGGCGTTCGTTAACGGGGTTCTCGCCGCCAATGGTGTCCAGGGCACGACGGGCGGGGGGAAGAACATCGCGACCGGGTTCATGAACTGGGGCGAGCCGGCGAGCGGCGACCTACAGCCCGGTGACGTGCTGGTGCAGCCGAAAGGTCACCCGGCCGGCGGTCTCGGCGGCCATGTCGGGATCGCGACCGGCCACATCAGCGAGGGCGACGGAAAGACGTACGTGCTCATGCAATCAGGGAATCACGGCGGCCGGGTGGAATATAGCTGGGAGCCGGCGCAAAGCCTCGTGGTGCGGCGTGCTCCCGTTCCGCAACCTCCGCAACAGGCGACACGCTGATGGCAGACGATAAGAGCGGCAAATCAATCGCCGACGCCTATCGAGTCTGGACAGACGACACGACCGTGGCGGCGCCACCGCCGCCATCGGATGGCGCGTCGATAGCGGACGCATACCGAACGCCTGTTGATGCGGCGGCGCCGATCACGAAGCCGAGTGTGTGGGATCTGAACCCCAACCAGGGCGAACTCGACGCCATGGCCGCGCAGGGGCCGAGCGCGGCGCGCTGGCTGGGCGCCGTTGATAAAGGGTTCAGGGAGGGAGCCGCCGCCGGCACGGACATCCAGGGTCAACCCATTCTCACGGGGCTTATGCGACAAGGCGGGGGCCTCCTGGGCGCGACGACGGCGGGTCTCGCGCAGGGCGCCGTGGAGATGTTTGGCGAGAGAGGCGGCAGAGACGCCCTGGGGTGGCTGGCGGCCCTTTTGGGGCCAGACGCCGCGATATATCCCAGAGGCATGGGGAAGGCCCCGGAGGTCAATCAGCTACAGCCGAGAACCGTCATGGAACGCGCGGCACCTCCGCCGATCGAGGGGCAATCCACGCTCGGTCGGATCAACGCCCTCATCCGCCACGATGAACAGTGGAACAACCCGGCTGCCCCTGGCTATGCGCCGCCGGGAGCGCCACCTGGTCCTGGTTTCATGCCGCCAGGGGCCACGCCTCCCGTCACCGGCCTCACGATGATGGGCGTGCCAGATCCATCGCTTGTGAACGCGCTCGACCTGAATGCGACGCCGCCGGCAGGTACGCGAGCGGGCGTCACACCGCCGGTCTCCCCGACATCCGCGCCATCCGCGCGGATTGCCCCGATTATCACCCAGGCGCAGGCCGAGGCCGAAGCCGATCGAATCCTCCGACATTTTGCCGGCGACCAGACGCCCGTCATCAATTCTGCCCCCTTGGCCAGCGGCGCTCAGCCAACGCTATCCCAATCGATCGAGGGCGGTCATGGGGGCCTGGCCGGGTTGGAGCGCGGCGTGCGCGATGTACCAGAGCAAACCCAGCACTTCGTCACCCGTGAAACCGGCAATACGACTGTCCGCAACAAAGCGGTCGGCGATGTAATTGGCGACTCACGGGCGACGGATGTTGTAGAAGCACAACTGAACGCCAGAACGGCGCCACAAGAAAAGGCGATCTTCGATCCGGCGCGGACGAAACCGGTTGATCCGTCCGATGCGATTGCCGGAATTGATCGCGTGCTGAACGGCCCACAAGGGGAGCGGGACGTGGTGAAAGCCAGCCTCCAACACATTCGCGACAAGTTGGTGGATAAAGACGGTAATCTGAAAACCGATCCCGCGTTACTGCGTGGCGTGGATCTTTCGATCGGCGACATGATCGGACCCAAAGCGGCCGGCACCGCGCACGATGGTCGAATGGCCGCCCACCAACTCATGGAGGTGCGCGCCAACCTGCGCGATGCGATCGAGCAGGGCGCTCCGGGTTATCAAGATTTCCTGGCGCAGCAGGCGGCGGAGCGGTCTGCGATCGATGGGCAACGGTTCTTGCAGGCGCGGAACATCCTCGATCGGAATGGCAATGTTAACCTCGGCACGTTGGACGCAACGATCAAGGCAGCCGAGACCCAGCAGCGGCTACCAGGCGCACGCCTGGCTGACGGCGTGACTGACGAGCAGTTGGCGAGGTTGAAGGAGTTGCGCGTGGACTATCAAAACGATGCCAAGCAGCGTCTTGGCACATCCTTAGGTTCACCGACAGTCCAAAAATTCGGCGTCAGTGGGAGCATGGGTGTAATGGGCCATCCGCTGTTAGCTGGCGCGGTTGGGACCGGAGGCGCACTTGCCGCCGGAGTCAACCCTGTGCTTGGCATGGCATTAGGTGGGGTAAGTTATCTTCTCAAGGGACAGAGCCTCAAGGGGCAGCGGATGGTCATGGATGCGTTGCGGGATAAGTTGCTCAACCCAGAGAAAGCCAGAAGCGCATTCGAGCGCCCGCCGTGAGCAACTCAGGGCCAGCATCTATACGCCTCTAAGATTTGCTCGCCCTCTGACAACTTCGGGTCGGGAGGATGGACTAGCGGACGACATTCGGTAACGGTCGTGATCTGGGGAACAACCTTTCCGGGATGCGAGGTTATTTCGCGAATAAGCGCGGCAGCGCCGACCAAAATCAGCAGGGTCGCGCATCCTGAGAGCGTCAGAACAAACGTCGCGAACATGATCCGAAAGCCGTGATACAGAATCGTCGTCATAATGATATCCCCACTATCCGCGCGAGGCGGCGGCGCATCTGCCTATCATGATGTCACGACGGCTCCGTCGGCACGATGCTGACGTAGCGACTGCCCTCCCAGGTGGCGTCGATGTGCCCGTCAGGCCTGGCGGTCGCGACGTGGACTCCCTCCTCTGTCCAGACCTCCACCGAGTTGTGCCCACGCGCAATGTTTTTGGCACGGCGTAACACAAGCTCACGGCAGGCCGGATCGTGAATGACGAGCCTTTTCGCCATCACCTTCCCCCCACCACGACAATCTTAGCCGCCGCGTCAGCCTCCGCCAGCATCGCGGCGGGGATCTGATCCATCCCCCACCAATACGCCCCGGCGAGCACGAGGCCGATCGCCAGCGAGGCCAGCAGACGCTGGAGCGGCGGGCCGGTCATCAGACTTCTCCATGCGAAGGATGAAATCCGTGTTGCTGTTCAGCAACTTTGCGAGCGGTCGCGGCATCATCGACGTTCGAAAACCTGCCGAGATTAATCAATCTGTGGTTCACAACGATAAATGCCATCCACTTTCTCTCGGTGATGTTCCAGGAGACACCGGTCACGCCACTCGTGTTATTTCTCTGACGTCTTTTGTGCCGTTGCTGCTCAGTCGCGGTCGCCCAACGGCAATTTTCCGCCTCATAGTCGCGGTTGTTGTCTACTCGCTCCAGTGAATATTCTAACCCCGGCCGCTCCCCCATGTCCTCACGGAACGCATTGAAATCGAGCCATCGCTCACATACGCGGATGCCACGTCCACCATAAAGATCATATCCCGCAGTATTGGGTTTTTGGCATCGCCGGATCATACCTTGCCATAGTTTATAGTATAGCGTTCTGGACATGTCGTGCCGGGTATGTGACTCACGCGAAAAGCATCCACACGATGACGTTTTTCCGGACGTCAGGCTATCGCCAAGTATCTGCTTTTCGACACCGCAATCGCACTGACACAGCCACTTGTATTTATCTTCGTTCGCGACCTTTTCAACGCGCGACAAGACTTTAAGGCGTCCAAAACGACGGCCGATAAGAGAGACGTGCGACGGCATTACCTAAACCCTTCCAGGGCGATCCGCTCGGCAACCTCAGCACCGCTCAGCATCCGTGTGCCGGCTTCCAGGCGTTCCGCCTGGTCGGCCAGGCCCTCCAGCACGTTGGAGACGATCGCTTCGCCCGCCGTGTCGCACGGCACCCCCAGCATCGCGCTATACCGCCGCCGCGTGCTGATCCACAGCGCCAGATTACGCAGTTCCTCACTCAGCATCGCGCGCCTCCCCAATCTCAACAGCCGCGCAGAAATCAGAAAGCAGTCGCAGCGTTGGCATATAGAGATCGCGGACGAGCCTCTTATGCAGGTTCGGCCTATCGGCCGCCGTTCGCATCCAACATGCCCGCAGTGTCGCGATACCCTCGTTGACGTCGGCTGCCAGTTGATTCCAGTCGGGTTCACGCATCCCGCGCCTCCTGTTGACGGTTGGCAGGGGCCATCCGGGCGACCCGGGTATGTCTCGGTAGTGGCAAGCATCACCGTCCTGGCAAGGACAATACGGATCGTTACCGATGCACGGTGTCATCGCGCGCCTCCTGCTTCAGCCGCTCGATCGCGGCCGTGGCGTCGTAGAGGACGTCAGCTGGCGGCGGCTCGATGTGTCGCCGGCACCACGACGCGAGCCTCTCCACGCGCAGTATATCGTCGGCGCGGCGGTCCCAGGGGTCTGTGACGTCGTAACGCCCGGCGGCGCCCTCAACGCGCATTGAACGATCTGCGCTCATGCCCCCCTCTCGATCACGTGGTGCATGTCGGCCAACACCTCCTCGGCGCAGTCCAGGTGGAACACCTCGCGGCCAATCCAGTCGGTGGCGCCGTGTTCGCCGCACAGGTCGCAGACAGGCTTCAACACGCCCGCGCCGTCGCAAACATCGCATTGCGTGCCGCCGCAGGGATGGTTGCCGTGGAACGCCACGCCATCCTCGCAGCGGTAGCAGGGTCGTGTTGACGGCAATCCCAGGTTGTCGCACAGTTTCAAACTGTGACAACCGTATGACGCCGTGCCTGGCGCCGAATAGTCACGCCCAGCGTCAAGTATTACCGCGCTATCAAATCGAGTCGAAAGGCGATTTACCTCTTGCTTCGATTGTGATGACAGATAAAATACACCACTCGCGCCTGGACTGCCACATTCACCGTCAGTGAAATACTTGGTGGACACGGGGAGCTTTGAACAATGAAGAATGCTGCGCGGCATCAATTGATTCCCTTCGGTCGTGCGTCTGGATGGCAGATTGCCATCTCCAAACGCGACGGTCAAGGGAAA